GCAATTCATTTATAGGACTAACTAAAACTTTAATAAATGCTATTATTTTAGGTTTTCTTAAAAATGTTGGTAATAGCAATACCCCTAATTTTTGAAAATTTATATTATACCACATATTCAATATCATCAAAATTATCTATTTCAAAATACCCACTATAAGGTATTCTACTTACTTGAAAAGCTGTAGCTACTCCATGCGTTCCTGTGCTTGAATTTGGATCAATAGAACTACTTTTAACTTCTTTTATATTAACAATTCTTACTCCTTCGACTTTTTGTAACTTATCTACTAAACTTTGAATTACTAACTCTCCATTAAAAGGCAATTCTTTCATAAATTCTTGTAAAGCATCTTTAACAGGGTTATTTACACGTCTTATAGACACTCCATTTTCGTCAATTACTAAAGGGTCTCTATATATTTGAATTTTTAAAAATAATTTATCAGCTAAATGATTTATGACCACTATTTCAACACCTGCAAATTTGATTTCTTCGAAATACTCTTTTAAACTTTCTTCCTGATAAGGCTCAATTGTCGATAGTTTCCCGTCTACTTCGGTAGCTACTTTAACTATAACAGCTCCTTTATTACTTGTATTAACTGCTGCATACTTTATAACTTTAGATGCTTCTATCTGATCAATACTTGCATTATCATTATTAAATTTATCTGTGTCTTTTATTAAGTCAAACCCATCCTGAAACTCTAATGCTTTTAACCTATACCAAGGTAATGTTCCCGCTATTTGGTTTGCTAACTTGTGGTTTACATAAGCTCTATGCTCATCAAAATATTTATGTTGATCAGAAATACAATACGCTACTATATAAATTAAAAGTCGCCAAACTGATGTTCTGGAGGTATTGTTTAACTGTGACAAAGCTGATTCTTCCTCTTTAAAATCAAGCATTGTTTTTTTTATATCCCTAATATTTCCCATTTAACTAACTTTAAAATCAAACTCAATAACCCAACAACCAATTCCTTCGCATCCAGTAATTACATCTCTGTTTTCCTGTGTTAAAGCTGATGCTGGTATCACTTTATTTAGTTTATAATACTTTAAAATCATTGGATTCAATTCCATTTCTTCTGGCATATAAATTGTATCGCCTGCAATCAACTCCTCAGTCACAGCAATATTATTAACCTTTCCTAATTCAAAAGCATTATTTGCATTACCTGTTAACTGGATTGATAAATCAAGTAATGACTGATTGTTCAGAATCGTTATTTTCTCCATTTTTTATACCTAATTTTTTAGAAGCTGATATATTAATTACCTCTATTGCTTTTTTTGCCCATTTAAATCCTAATACGTTTAAATTTTCTAGGACAGATATTAAAAGTTGCCATATGATTACAAATAAAACAACCCAGTATAACCAAGCAAATGGATTAATTTCAAAACCTTCAAATACAGGAGTTTTAACACCATTCTTAAAGCTGTTTAGAATAAAAAGTAAGCTCATATAAATCATAATTTTTAAGAACATTCTGCCTAGCTTTCTACTTTCATGTACTTTACCCTGTTTAAATGAAGCTTTAACGCCTGTATACCATTCCAAGGAAATAAGAGCTACATAAGCTATAAAAAACAACCAATCAACACCAAATAAGGTTTTAACGAGCGCAAAAACACCCGAATATTTTAGTGTGGTGGTTGTTACAAATCCAAACGTGGAAGCCTTTAGATCAGTGACATCTATAAAACCAAAGCCTTTTAAAAGAAAATTTATATCTCGCATTTTATTTGATTGTTGCATTAAATGTTCCTGTAACAGCCCCTCCTGAAGATGGAGCTATTAAACCAGATGTATATGTTATTTCAATTTCTTTTATCTCTTCAATAAATGCTTTTGCTAAAAGTTTGGAAAATTTCGATTTGGAAACATCTCCGTTTCCTTCGTCTTTTCTACACTCATTAATTACATTATCAATTTTTAGTTTTAATCTTTCTTCACTTAATGCCATTTTAAAAGGTTTTTAAAAGTTGTTTAAACTTATTTTCAATTGCTATAAAATCAGAATCATTAACTAATTTTATCGTTGCTCCTGTATTGGTTGTGAATTTCATTTGCCTAATAGCTGTTATTAAGTCAAGCATTAGACTTTTTAAATTATCATTAGACTTTTTAAAGTTCATTCCATCTTTGTCAATACTAAATTCACAATCACCAACTTTAAAGTTAAACTCTTCTATTTCTGAATATTTATCCACATAAAGCTGCTGAATATCTTCTTCAACAGGGCTAACAAGTACAGAACTGCCAATTTTTGGGTATAAATAAAACTTATTTGAATCATCATTTATAACACTGGCTAACCTTACTGGATACTCTATTTCATCATCAGAAACAATACAAATACCTTTCTTTTTATCTACATTTATAACCTTTGCTATAAATGTGTTTATATCACGTTTTTTAAACTCGTATAAAGCTTGCTCTAATTCAACCTCAAAACTCATAATCTTGTTCCTAAACTTACCGTTCGCCTTGCGCCTTCTGTATTAAACGTTACATGTACTTTTTTTATAAAATAACTTCCTTCTCGATGGGGATAGTCTTTATCAAAAATCCTAGCTTTCATCCCTCTTGTAGCAAAAGGAATTAAAAAGCTTACTACATTACCTTCAAAACCATCATACTTCAATTTCTCAATTGAAGCCTTTGCCATTTCTTTTAACTTGGAAACACTAGACACCACAGAAGTGTGAAATGTTCGAAGTTCTCCATCTGGATCACCAACTTCAACTTTTTTACGTTTTCCATCTGGAGCAATGTAGGTATACCGTATCCTTAACTGTCTTTCTTCTTTTGTTTTAAACTCCAGATTGTTTTCAACTAAATTATATTGCAAATCATAATCGACTATTTGACCTATATTAGTTAACTGACGTAAACCACAATACAACTCATTTTGATCATTGATAAAAGCACTTACTCGAAAATCTTGTTTTAGCCTTTGAACTACTTTTGCTCCATTAGCATTTTTTATAATGAAGTTATCTATAGGAAAAACAGGGATATTACTCGCTAGTTTTAAACCTGTATCTTTTACAACTTCTTCTAGTATTTCTTTTAACATCACTTTCCCTTTCCAAGCTTTAGTGATATTTTTTCGCCTTAAAAGCCAAAATGCATCTTCACAATGTATTTCAACAGGAATTGTTGGCTTAATAGCTTTAACATACCCTAAAAACTCTTCGCCTTTATACTCATTTTCATAACCAACTGTAATACTTACAGGATCACCAACTTTAATAACTTCTTCAGTATATTTAAAATCATCTCCTTTCTTAACTTTGAACCTTGTAGGCAATTTAATAGTAGCTGTATCAGCTAATGTATCTACACTTTTTTCAAACTCAACTTCATGGATATTTCTAAAAGTATAAGCTCCTATTTCTATTTTGCTTTCTAAAACGTATAACATATTAAAACAGGTTTCTAACTATAGCATCTCTTTCTTTTAAATCTGCAAAAAATGGACTATCAGAAACAGCCGTAATAACATATTTCTGCATATTGGGTTGTCCCACCATTTCATCAAAATGAATTTCTTTTAAAACTATTTTTTCAATTCCATAAAGTGCGAAAAATGGGTTATTCACAACATCTAAAGCTGCATTTATGTTAAACAATCTGTTTAACTCACTAACTTGCTCATAAGGGTAACTTTCTAAATCTTCACTAATACAAACCCCTCTAAGAGTAATATGATAATCTTCTGTATTTATATACTCTTTAACTGTTCCTCTTCTATATTTTCCCACCGTTGGAGTTTCAACTATAGTTTTCACCAAACTTAGAGATACTAACGGTTCATTTGGCAACGTAAACTCATCTCCTTCATAACCTAATGTAATGGTTAAGAAATATTGCCTATTCAAACCTTGTTTTCCTAACAAATTTTTAAGGGATGGAAAAACAAACAGTTTTTTATTGTTTGCCCACCACTCAGGAAAAGCGGGTCCTACATAATCAAAATGAGCTTTAGCAACTAACTCTTTAAAATCAAACTCTGCCATTATTTTGTTTGCATTTGGTTTACACTATTTACTGATCTCAATAATTGCTCTTGT